CCATGTTCTTTTGACGTTTACCTTCTAATCGTCTCTCGAACACTTTGCGATACTCATCAATAAAGGTTGTACCAGTATTAACAGGTATGAGGTTGCAATTAAGCAGAATAGAAGGATAATAACTAGAAACATCATAATCAACAATTTGATAATCATCATCAGTAACATGGCAAACCTTTCTATCGTGTTGTGAATGAAGACCTCCAACGCCCATCTGATATATACCATTGTTTATCGTTACGAGGTCTTCCTTCAGAAAGGCAGGTAACTCTACGTGCCCCGTTGACTGCTTAACTTCATATACGTGCTCTGACATCCTTCTTGTTAATTCAATAAGGTCAGCGCGTTTAAAGTTAATAAAATGTGGAACTATATACCGTACGCTTTCAGGTATCTTTGCCTTACTACGCTTTATACCTAGGCGTTTGATAAACATTTGCTCAGCTACCTGCGAATCAGATTTAGAACGGGCATCAAAGCCGTATTCCTTACTGATCTCTACGCGTAGCTGGAGTTGCCCTTGCAGCTTGTTATAAAGCGTCTCTGTAGTATCTAAGTCGTTCTTGCAGTAATCCCAAACCATTGGGCGATCTTTTTCTTCAATTTCTTCAGTATGCTTAAACGGAAGATCTTGAACTGTAGGCATGTTCATTCGTGCACCGTAAGTCTTTAGGCTCACAAAGCTGGGCGCGACCTCAATCAAATCAATGTGGTCAATCATAGGGATCTTGAACCTGAATTGCTTTTCAGCATCCCAAGGCATCAAGTTATCCCCGATGATTCTATCTCCCAGCTTTTTACATTCTAATTCTGATTTACCCGCTATAAAATAACTAATAACGGGCATATCATACTTTGAACCATTAAAACTAATGAATGTATTTTTTGATTTGAAAAGAGACTTGACGCGCTCACGAGCGTCTTCATCATCTCCCCAGATACCGAAGTATTCTCCGCTCTCAAGAATCTTACCCATCAATAGAAACATGTTTGGGGCAACTTCAGTATCAAAAACAATAGTCCCCATTAATCTTGGTTTACATAGCGTTCTGTTGGACCACCGTCAAGAGCCTGCACGGGATACTCTAACTCTTTTAGCTTTTCAATAAANTGAATTGCTTTCTCTAAGTCTTCCCGTCCGTTCTTGAGGTGAAACCGCTCAAGGTACTTAGTAGCGCAACCGACAAAGTAACCCCTGCCGTATAAGCGATAGATTCTATCCCAGTGCTGCTCACCCTCTGTCTTATAATGCTTACCGCCTACCTGCTTATCATTTGCTTTCATGATTTCCTTATTTGTTTTATTGATGATATCTTCTAAACTGTCAATCCATTCACTATGAGTTAAAGGTCTGTTCACTTTTTCTTCTCACGATTCATAATATACTGCTGAGTTGCTAATTTCCAATCAGAGGCGCTAATCTTTTCTGCCCATGCTTTTCCGTCGCTAATCTTATTTTTACGCTCGTAACTGACCATCGCCATAGGCTGGGCTACAAACTCAAAGAAAGGATTAACGAATCCACCTTTCTTGAATGGATCATTGCAGAATGACTCACATTCTAATAAAAATAATTCCCAATCGCCATGATACAAAATACTAGGTTTGACTACCCCATTTGAATAGGCATCAAATACCTCAGCTGATGGAGGATTCTCAAGATACGGCTGAGCATTGTATAACTTAGTATATAAGTGCAAATTATTTGAGGCAGTAAAGTATTGACCGACTGGAACCTCAAGTGCAATCGCAACGAATTCTTGAATAATAGAAAAGTGAACGGGATTTGCTCCGCAGTATCCCCACCAGAAATCATTCGAGCGATTAAAGATTGTAATATCAAGACAACCGTTCACAATAGCAAATACAATCTGAAGATTGCAGGCTTTGTCTTTTGTGCTTTTATTAAAGTCAGAAGCATCCCAGAGCTGAATAACTGCTTGACGTGAGGCTGTATCTTTTTTAAGATGCTTGATTACTTCCTTAAGTTGATCAAATCCAAAATGCTTACGCATACGATGACCATACGCCGCGTTAAATGTTTCACCATCATCGCTGAATTGCTTAATCGTTGAATTAAATTGCTCTAGGAATGCTACGTCGTTGCGCCCAGCGAGCATCCAGATTGATTCCATAAGGTGAAATATCGGATTAGCGTCACGTTTATCAAAGAACAATACGCGCTCAGTCGGCTCTATGATTGTGGTTAACACTGGTTCATCAATACGGATTGCTGGTCCGTTACGAGTGTGAACTTTGATACCTGAGGTTTTAAAACGCCAGAGCATATCAGTAAATAATTCATTTACGTTTATTGCTTTTATTTCCATTATTAAAACTCCAAAGTTGGTTTGTAATTCTGACGAGGTTTACCCTCTCCTGTTTTTACTCTTTGATACTTGTCAAACTCACACATTATATTCTGACAATCATGCAGGGTTAAATCTTTAAATTCGCTGTTTGAACTTATTACCGCCTCACGAACTTCAATTAACTCTTGATTGAATTGCTTCTCGGTAGTGGTTTTGAGCAACTTACGTTCATGTAGCCTGTTTAAGCCGCGCTGACTTCCTGGACCCATTGGTGCCCATGAGTAGAGATCGATAGCATTGTCAAGTTGACCGCGTAGGTAAGTCAAATCTGCACTCACTTGCCCCGCTATAAAGGTTTGAATACCAAAAGCCTCCGCGAGTTGATTAGTAGTATGCTTGATTGAACCTGAAGCGACTGCTCCACGCATCTTACTAGCCATGTCTATTGTAGGCTTAATGATATACTCACAAAGATTAACTGACTTTGTATTACCCTTGACCATTGTAGGGTAAACAATATAAGCCGAGCTGTATAACTTTTCTTTACGTGCTTCTAATTCATGCATAGATTCAAGAAACAAATAAGCATTAAAGTCTTCAGCGCGGCGCGGTATTACTAAATTATCCATCAAATGCAAAAGAGTCGGTGGCCAATTAATCAAACGAGCGAGAAGGGCGCGAAACCATACATCACCAGAAACATTCCTATAATAATTATTGATTAACCATTGGCTAACTCGGTCATCCCTGCGACGTACATTGCAGAAACGATACTTGCTAAGTATTGGGTCAAGCGTATAGGGCTGGAGCATGCCTGAATCCTTATTTAGACGCACCTGCTCACGTTCATTAACAAACGCTACCAATTCATTAAAGAGTGCCATTCTCTGCCTTTCTGATAACTTCTAGAGTCTCATTAAAAGCATCAGTGTGATCTATCGTAATAATCTTTACTCCCCCTGCCTTGTGTAAATTAACACATGCGTCATAAGTAGATTTATGCGCACTTATAGTGTTTTTTGGGTTAAATGGTTTGTCTTCTCCGCGGGCATTCCTACGGTCTTGCACTCTCTGTAGGCAGGTGGCAAGGGGCGTGTCAAGTATCGCCGCGACGTATGCTCCTGTAGGTTTGAGCATCTGTGTTGTAATTGCTCCTGGACCCACTTTTGAGAGTAACAAACCTTCAAGGAGGACATGACCACGAGGATGAGCAGCCAAGGCTCTTTCTGCAATTTCTTCTTGAGTACTAATACCATCTGTACCTCCGCAAGTATTTTGATAACTACCGACAACGTAAAGAGGCTGAGTAATTCCTTCTTGACGTAGATCAACATGATATCCCCAATGTTTCTTTTTACCATTAGGGTCGGCTATCGCTGAACATGGATAATCCGTCAGAAACTTACGCGCTACGGTAGTCTTACCTGAGCCTGAAGTTCCGCGGAGTGAGAGTATTACATTCATGTGTTACCTTTTATTTCGGTTATTGAACAAAAATTATAGCTTAATCTTTTGGTGCTACTTCAAAAGCATGTTGTCTTTTCCACATATTCCTAATTGTTTCAGGGTATTTATTAAGCAGCCAGTCTTGAAATGCAGTAGCTGGGCTAATGTTTAAAAGCAATCCGTCTTCATCAGTGCACTGCATCAAAGCAATCACAAGATTCTCTAAAGACTGTTGGCTTATATTCTTTTTGTTTGATTTCATTTCTGATCCTTTAAAATATGTTCAGCACGGAAAGGAGAACCAGTCTCAGCAAACATTTTTGCTTTATCAGCTCGCGGGGTTACTTTCTTCTCGCATTCTTCACGCAACCAATCTGGTAGGTATTGGGCGCGGATAGCTTTGAATGGTTCAGTAAATTCCTCAAACCCTCTTGAGTCGTACCATTTAATCCTGTCCCAACCCATGTCAGCGTAAACTCCTGGATACCGACGACTGAAGAATCCATTCTTGAATTGGCACAGGCATGACTCAAACGTAAAGCGACCGAGGTCAGGATGCGGCTTAATACCTCTGATTAATTGAGCAGCTCTAATTTCTAAACCATCACACATAGCCTCAAAATCATCATACTTACCTGAATGTGAATTAGGCTGACGCTTATCAAATACATACTCATCTGCTCCGAGTAAAAACAGCATGCCGTTACGATGAGAGCGCGAGCCGTCAAAGTCATTAAACATCAAAGTAGTGCAATCAGAGCCGTATCCNTTAATTTTTATGTACTCAAGNTAAGAGAAAGTAGACAGTCGTCCAAAGCTGACAATGCTATTAGCCTTAGCCCATAGCGATTCATAGTTAGCATCGCTCCAGAGCTTGACTTGAGAGCCATGCTGCTTGACGAGTTGCGCATATGAATA